AGGTATAGCCATTCATGCCGCCGAAAGAAGCCAGCGCCGCTACCGTGAGGATGCCTTCAGGCCTTGCGATTCCGTTGCCAATCAGGAAGGCCTGGCCTTCCTTCTGCGCGAATTGGCGGGTCAGACGCTTGAGGATGTAGCCCTCGATATCAAACACGCTGTCTTCCAGGTTCTGTCGACTGATTTTCAGGTAGCCGTTGAGTTCTCTTGCATAGATTTCCACCATGCCGAGGTTCGGGTCAGGACTTGCTTGATAGCCCGTCTGCTCGTCTGACCAGAAAATGTTGGTGTCAGTCGCGCCCTCGGAGGGAATGAGTAACTTCTCACCTCCGATTGTTTGCGTATCCGCATAGGCACGTAGCGGGGAAATGAGGAAGAGCTTCTGAATAAATTTGTCGGAGAGGTCGGTGCCAGCGAAAAACCCCCCCAGGTCTGCCGCTGCCGAAACCATGACTTTTTGTTCAGGGGTGAACTGGTCATAGTCCATGTGGTTGAAGGAGACATACGACAGTTCTTCGCGGGTGAGGGCGCTAGAGTCGCCGCCCTTGCGCATCCATTTTTCCAAAGCCTTCGTTGCAGGTGGCTTGTAGGAGCCAGACATGGAGCCAGGATAGCCGCCAGCAACGGGTGGGCGCTGCGCAGCCAGCATGTTCTCTTTATTTTCAGCAACAAGCTTTTTGTAATCCTTGATCTCGCCGCTAATCTTCGCGTTGATCTTTTCAAGTTCTTGCCGCGCTTCCGCTGCAATCGGCCCGCCCTGGCTGATCTTGAGTTCTGTTTTAGCTTGATTCTCTTCGAGCGTATGAACACGCTCATCTAAATGCTTGTTGAGTTTCTGGATTTCTTCAGTGAGCTTGTTCAGCTCTTCATATCCAGCCATAAAAAACTACCTCCGTTCATGGTGAAAGTCAAAGTTTCATCCACGCTCGAAGGTAGAAAGATCAGCGCCTCGTGCGTTATTCTGTTCTGTTCTTTGCTAGCGGGGCGGCATTGCCGCGCCCGTTGTTTCTTCTAGTATACCCGAAAAGGCGCTTGTTGGCTAGATGCCCTTGTCAGCGTTTTGGAATTGTAATCGGGTGGTGAGGTCGTACAACGCTTCACGCATCTTCGAGAGCCGCGTTGCCTCGTCCTCATCTTCTTCTGGCTCATCCTCATCTTTGTGCTCTGATGGCTCATTGCCCCCATACACTTGATAGCCTTGCAGCGCGTTGGCCCGTTGCCGCGAAAGTTCGCTCTTCATCTCCTTGATATGCCCTTCCATGCCCCCAATCGCTTTGGTCATTTTCGCATGACTGGCTGCACTCAATTTCTTGGTGTCATCTGCCGCGTCCTTCGTGTCTGGATTGTCCGCAGCCGTCATCCACATCATCGGTGAGTTCCCGTTGTCATCGGGCTGCAAGCATTCCGTCATGTCCAGTTCGATGCCACGCTGTATATACGCGAGTGTGGCAGTAGCGAATTGAGCTAAAGCTGCTTTTACATCAGCTTCAGGACTATCACCAATCTGAAATGCGGTGATGATTTCATTCTTGAGCGGATACCAGAGATTCCACAAGTCGGATACCCAATCCTGCTGGGTCACTTGCGCATAACTTGCAGCGTAATCTTTTGTCAGTATTGGCTTTTCTTTGCCTGACATAATAAATGTCCTCCTGTTCTTGACGGTATCGACTTGTGCGAGATCGTTCATCGGAAAAACTACCGCTGAACCTTCCATGACTGCAACCTCGAGCAGGTTGCGGATTGTCTGACCTGTCTTCTCATCTTTCACAAATTCCGATTGTATGCATTTATACCCCATGCTTTGCTTGCGCATCGTTCCCATTTTGAACGATGAATACAGTTCACGAGCCATTTGAATGTCAGGATTGAACTGAACGCGAATATATAATCCAAATTTATCTTCACTTGCCTCATAGATTCCACCAGGTGGCAATTGTGAATAGTCGTGGTTAAAGAGGTAAGGAAACAAAAAATCTAAGTTTTGCTGAGCTTTTCTCGCATAACTATCTCGGAGCGTCTTTTTGAATGCGCCGGGCATCGTACGATCTTGGCCGAAGTCGATATTGTTGAAGTAATTCAGATAGCCGCCGATCTGATATTTCGCATCGTTCACTTCCTTGATCTCTGAGATACAAGGGAAGTACTCGACCTTGCGTTCTACTTTAGCTAATCTGGGCATGTAAATCTCCCTTTCTCGTCTCTTTTTTTGCCAAGTTTAGCCTGTCTCATTTTTTCGATAGTTTCCGGGGAATGTTTCCGGCCAAACTGTGCTTGTCTCATATGCTCGCGTGCTTCAATCGTATGTTTATAGCCGAGATTGCGTATATGACCTAAATGAACTTGACTCATTTTCTCTCTGGTTTCAGATGTAGGCTTATGTCCAAGGTGAGACTGTCTATTATTCTCAACCCATTCAGGGGAAGCTTTCCGACCGATAGCTTGCTGTGTTCTATTCTTGATATGTTCAGGAGATTGCTTTCGACCAAGTTTCGTCTGTCTCATTTTCTCGATTTGCTCAGGAGTTTGTTTCGTTCCTAAAGGAGAACCAGCCTCGCGGTAAATATTAAAGCCTTTACGATCAAAGGGATTCAGTTTATGAAACCAATATTGTTCTCTTGCTGTTAGACTCATGGGCAAAACATACTCTACTACTTCAAAAGTAAAGGCTTGCTCACCATACTTGTTCCAGGCATTTTGTAACTTTGGATTGGCATGCTCATTTCGACAAAGTTTGCTCCAATGTGAGCCTTTGCGATCACGTAGATTCACAGCACTTCCGATGTAGATTTTCTTGTTCGCGGTGCAGGTGATCTTGTAGATGCCGCTGGTAGAGGGTATAGTATCCATGGTACATCTCCTATACAGGTGTATCCGGCCAGGAGTGTTCACTGCACTGCCTGGCACCACAATATTTCTGCCTCCATTATAGCACAAATCAGCTTGTAGAGCCAGATTTGCTAGTCTTGGCATGACTCACTCCTTTTTTCTCATACTGCTTGTATGCATCCTGTGCTGGCGGCACTTCCTTGCAGAGCTTGACAATGGCTTCCAGGCCATCACGAGCTGCGCACTCGCCCGCATCATCGCCGATGTAAATGGCAACTTGCTTCTCTTTCGAGAGGGCCTTTTGCGCTATATCAATGATCTGTTGTGCTAATTCCTGTGCTGTCACGTAGTTGCTCCTTGCACATCTTTTCGACATCATCCAATGCACCCAAAAGAAAATCCAACTCAAAAGTTTCGCTCACTGCCTTGCTTCCCTCATCCCGCGCTTTCTCAATGAAATCAAGTATTTGTTGTGCGAGTTCTTGCGCGGTCATGGCTTTGTCCCTCCGTTTTCAATCTTTGGGTCATGTCCATACTTCATGCGTGAGACGATTCGTTGTTCAATGGCGCGGGCAAGTTCATTCACCCCTTGCTCTGTTACAACAGCATTACGGGCTGCTATCTTTGCGATTCCCAAAGATACAGAGGCATCCCAATCTGCGAGTATCTTCTGTACCTCGTGAATTTCTTCTTGGATTTCATAGTGCTCAGGGATAGAGGCAAGACTCCCCTGCTCTATCCTCGTCATGAGATAGGCAATATCATCTACAAACACACGAACTATGCTCTGCTGTCCTGCTAGTTTGGGAGTGCCTTCCACAAGGTTCGTAGCTACCTCGATAGGTGATACACCGTAAATCTCATCATTTGTATTCATCACTTGGCCCTTTCTACCCACTCATGGAGAGCTTCATCGTAGCCTGCCATACGGACTAATCGCTTTACCGCATCCTTCATTTCCTCAGTCGTAAGCATGCATTGCTCAGGCGGGTATACCGTGATACGAGGCCAGTCAGGGTCATAGGGAAACTCTCGTTCAACAGTAAGGCGCATGCCTGTTTGCTCATCGGTATATTCCTCTGGTTGCTCGCTCATCGCTTATACCTCCGTCAAGATGGTTGGCTCTCAGGGAACGACTCGAACGTTCAACTCTCGCGTAAATAGCGCGATGCCTCTGCCAGTTGGGCCACCTGAGAATATAACTAGCTAACATGCTTGCATGGCATATATAACTGATAGCTAACACCAGGGGGATTATATTCCCTGGATTGTGTTGTCGAATGGGGCTACCAAACGCGGGTTTTGTTAACTTATTTTCCACTTGACTCAAACGTCACAGTAAGATTATCGCCTTGCTCCATGAGAGCAAGAGTATGATCTAATGCTTTTTCCAACATATCCTGTATATCTT